ATTCAAAGAACCAGGGAGTTGAAATTCATTGGATATTCAACAACACCCTAAATAAATCTATAAAATACCTTTCATAAGATGGCGAGACAGGGCATAAGCACAGGTACATCCCCCAATAGTGGAACAGGTGATACCCTGCTCGCTGGGGGAGTGAAAATTAATGAAAATTTTACTGAGATCTATACATTACTGGGAGACGGAACAACACTTGCTCCTGGTATTGTAACAAGCATTCTTTCTGATGACAATATTTCTCTTGGTTCATCAACAGGTCAAGTAAGTATTGGTCTTTCGGAAAGTATTGTTGTTACTGGTGTTTCAACTCTCGGTGTGGTTACAGGTGCCACTTACTATGGTGATGGTTCAAACTTGACTGGTTTGAGTACTCAATTGAGTCAATTTGACAATAATACGGGTTTTGTTACTTTTACCAATAACAACCAACTTGTTAATGGTGCTGGATTTATCAGTTCTCTTGACGGAGTTGATGGATCTGGATTAACTGGTATTGTTACTAACATTACCCTTATCAATAGTGGTGTAACAACATCTACAAATGGTTTTATAAGTGCAGCCTCTACATCAGCTTGTCAGATTACTTTCTCCGGTAATCAACTGACATTTAATGTTCCTGGAGTAGGGTCTACTACCCTCACATTATCCTAATAAATAACAAAAAAGTCCTAACAAAATGGCAGCGATAATTACTGATCAATTTCGTATATTGAATGCAAAGACATTTGTGAACGAGGTTCAATCCTCAGATAGTTCATACTACGCTTTTCTTGGTCTTGCAAATGCGACTGATGTACAATCTGGTTGGGATGACAACCCACCTGCACCAAAAGATAGTTTAGATCAATCTAATATCTATTGGGACTCAATGTTGTCATTGAAGAGGATTTCCTCAAGTGATGTGAGTGAAGTTGTAAGGAAAGTAACTTGGCAATCAGGAACCACATATGATATGTGGAGAAATGATATTACAAGAACTAACCCATCATTGCCATCAGGTTCTCTTGATATTTACGACTCAAACTTTTATGTCGTAAACAGTGAATTTAAGGTTTATATCTGTTTATACAACAATGCAAGTCCTGAGAACAGTTTTCGTGGAAGTCCATCACTTGATGAACCAAACTTCACTGACTTAGAACCAAGAGAAGCTGGTAGTAGTGGTGATGGATACATCTGGAAGTATCTTTATAGTATTAAACCAAATCAGATCATTAAGTTTGATTCTACAAATTACATGCCTGTCCCTAGTGATTGGTATGACAATTCATCATACACTGCAGTCAGAGAAAACGCATCAAATAGTGGTCAATTAAAGATTGTCACCATTAGAAATCGTGGTGTTGGTCTTGGAACTGCAAATATCACATACACTGGTGTACCAATTGTAGGTGATGGTCTTGGAGCTGAAGCAACAGTTGTTATTAACAATGACTCAAAGGTTGAATCAGTTACAGTATCAAATGGTGGCCAAGGATATTCTTTTGGTACCTTAGACCTCGCATCAGGTGGTGTACCTACTGGCACAACAGAACCAATCTTTGACGTAATCATTCCTCCACCAGGTGGTCATGGTGCTGACATCTACAGAGAACTCGGAGCTTACAATGTTCTGGTATATTCCAGATTTGAAAATGATACAGACAACCCCGATTTCATTGTAGGAAACCAATTTGCTCAGGTAGGACTTGTTGAAAATCCAAAAGCTTACAATTCATCATCTATTCTTACAGCCAATCAAGTAAGTGCAGTGTACGCACTTAAATTGACTGGAACAGGATCATCAGTTGCTACATTTACACCTGACTCCTTTGTGACCCAGACAGTTGGTTTGGCATCAACAGCTGTAGGTAGAGTTGTCTCATATGATCAAATTACAGGTGTTCTGAAGTATACACAAGACAGAACAACTGCTGGTTTTAATAGTGATGGAACTAAGAATACTAACCCAATTTATGGATTCGATCAATTAGAATTTACCTCTAGTCCGGCAGCTGGTGGATCAAACAATATTATCCCATCAACTGGAACTACACTAGAAATTGACTCCGGTTTTACAGGTAACTCAGTCACTATAAATACTGTTACTTACAATCTTGGCCAGGAGTTTACCTCTGGTATCTCCTTCCCAGAGTCTCAAAAATATTCTGGTAACATCATCTATGTTGATAACAGACCATCTGTTACAAGGTCTGCTTCCCAAAAAGAAGATGTGAAAGTCATCTTACAGTTTTAATAAGAAATCATGCCACAGGAAACTAACCTCAACGTTGCTCCTTATTTTGACGATTTTACGCCAGACAGCAACTATTATAAAGTACTTTTCAAACCAGGTTTTCCTGTTCAGGCGAGGGAGTTAAACTCTCTCCAATCAATACTGCAAAATCAAATTGAGGATGTTGGCAATCACTTCTTCAAGGAAGGCGCTAAGGTTATTCCTGGTGATTTAATCTATAGAAATAATTTTTACAATATCCAAATTCAGGAAGAATTTTTAGGAATTCCTGTATCTCTTTATATTGATCAACTTGTTGGTAAGACCATTACTGGCTCAACATCTGGTGTCACTGCGAGTGTTGTTACATACATCACAGATGACGAATCCGAGAAGGGAAATTACACTCTTTATCTCAACTATTTCAATAGTAGTTCGAGTGATGATTCTACAGTTTCTTTCTCTGATGGTGAGATTCTGACTGTTAATAGTGAGATTGTCTTTGCCACCACATTTATTCCTGCTGGTGAGGGATTTGCTACTGCTGTTTCACGAAATGCAGCTGGAGCAGGATCGGCGTTCATACTTAGTTCTGGTGTTTACTTCTTAAGAGGAACATTTGTAGATGTTTCTGAACAAATTCTTATTCTTGATCAGTATTCAACCACACCAAGTAATAGAGTTGGTCTAACAATCGTAGAAGAAATTGTCACCTCAGATGATGATCCTACTCTCAGTGATAATGCAAGAGGTTTCAACAACTTCACAGCTCCTGGAGCAGACAGATTCAAGATATCTGCTATTCTGTCCAAAAAGGGTCTTAATGAGTATGATGTAGAAAGTTTTGTTCAACTGGCTGAAGTTCAGGGTGGTGTTCTGAGAATTCTCAACACTAATACTGACTACAACTATCTTGCAAAAGAACTCGCAAGAAGAACATATGATGAATCAGGTCATTATTATGTAAGAGACTTTGTTACTAGTGTAAGAGAGAGTTTAAATGATGATAGAGGAAACAAAGGCATCTACAACTCTGGACAAGTAACCTATCAGGGAAATACCCCTTCTGATGACCTTTTAGTCTACAAAGTTTCACCTGGTAAAGCTTATATCAAGGGTTTTGAGGTTGAAGTACTTGGTCCAACTCTAATTGATGCTAAAAAACCAAGAACCACCAATAATGTTGAAGGTCAAGCTGTCAATTTTGGTTTTGGGCCAACTTTTGAGCTCAATAGAGTAACTGGATCACCAGTTCTTGGCATCAATACATCCAATACAATCAGTTTGAGAGACCAAAGGGTGGGCGCTGATCCCCTAGTAGCTCCTGGTAATGAAATTGGTAGAGCAAGGATATATGATTTTGTTTTAGAGTCTGGTTCTTATGATTCAGCTCTTCCAAATTCTAATAAGTGGGATTTTTCACTTTATGACATTGTAACTGACACTAACCTCAATGTTAATGAGGCTGTGTCTCTTCCTATCCCAACTTTTGTAAAGGGTGACTCAAGTGGAGCCACTGGATACCTGAAATCAGAAGTTGTTGTTGGAACATCGTTAACAGTTACTCAAACAACTGGAAATTTCTTCCCTGGAGAGAATCTAAAGTTTAATGGTGTATTAGATAACTCTAGATTTGTCAATAGTATCCGAGAGTTCAATGTTTCTGATATTCAATCAGTATTTGGTATTGTAAGTGCCGCAAATACCTTCAGTGCTGACATTGTACTGAAAAATGATCTGACATTTGGAAATGCTCAGATTACATCTGCTGCTGGTGGTATTTCAACGGTTTCGATCCCAACCAACCCAACACAAAGCTTTGTTGGCATTGTATCTACTGGAAACCTTGTCCAATACTCAAGAAATGGCGAAACTGTCACTTCTTTGGCTAGAATCACTGGAGTTGCAAGAACAGACTTCCAAATTGAAGCTGTAACTACAGTCGCTGGTGTTTGCAATGGTGCACTACCAACATCCAATGAAAATGTAAGTAATTTACAACTTGTCACCTCTCCACTTAAGAGAACTAATGGTGCTGGTAACCCATCTGGTAGTAATACACTTTTTGCAGCACTTCCTAAACCAAATGTAGAATCTGTTGATTTAGAAGACTCTGACATCATCATTAGAAGACAATTTGATGTTCAAATCACAAATAACTCTACAAATGTTATAAATGCTGGAATTAGTCAAGTATTTTTACCATTTGATGAAGAAAGATATAACCTTGTCAGATCTGATGGATCTACTGAAGTATTGACAGAGGATAAGTTTGAATTCAGTGGTGGTTCTACTAATTTACAGATTAATAACCTTGGTACTGATGATCCAGATGCAAAATTAATCACTACACTCAGAAAGTCAAAGGTTACATCAAAAACCAAACTTAAGATTGTATCTGAGAATATTATTGTCAATAGATCCTCAAACGTAGCTTCTGGTATTGGATCAACTACTCTTAATGATGGTCTTGAAATTGGAAACTTTCCTTTTGGGACAAGAGTTCAAGACTCCATTATTTGTTTGAACAATCCAGACGTATACATTCTCTATGGTGTATTTGAGTCACCAGACATAAATGACCCTTCAGCCCCATCTATGACCCTTGCGTCACTAGATGGACCTGCAGGGACCACAGATGACCTGATTATAGGTGATATCATCACAGGTTCAATCAGTGGAGCAAAGGCCTACTACTTGGTCCAAGAGAATCAAATTAGTGTAAGTTTTGCTTATATCAATTCTCAAACCTTTACCAAGGGCGAAGTTGTTAACTTCAAGGATTCGGGTGTAAGTGCTGTTGCAACAAATGTAACATCTGGATCTCCAAACATTTCCAGATCCTTCAAGTTCAATAGTGGTCAGAAAGGTGACTACTATGATTATTCATCATTGGTAAGAAGAGATGAGGCTCAGATCCCCTCCAGAAAATTAAGAGTTTACTATGGTAGAGGATATTACTCTGATTCGGACACTGGAGATATCACAACCGCAAATTCATACAATCTCTTTAATTACACCACCGATATCCCCTCAACTAAGGGATTCAGATCAACTGATATCATTGATGCAAGACCTAGAGTTGCACCATATACTCCTACACAAGGAAGTCGTTCACCATTTGAATTTGACGGTAGATCCTTTGACTTAGGTAATGATGGCAATCTTCATAGTTCTAAGTTCATCTTAGCATCTGATGAATCTATGACTATGAACTTCTCTTACTATCAAGGAAGAATTGACAGAATTTATGTTGATACACAGGGCAACATCAATGTTGTTTCAGGTGTACCAGACGATAATCCCAAACCACCTTCAGATGTTACTGGACAACTCAATGTTGCAAACATCTCATTACCTCCTTATCTCTATAATGCAGATAATGCAAAGGTAACATTCATTGAACATAAGAGATATCAAATGACTGATATCTCAAATCTTGAGAAGAGAATCAAGAATATTGAGTATTACACCTCCCTGAACATGCTTGAGATTGAAACACTCAATCTCTTCGTTGAGGACGCTAACGGAAATAACAAATTTAAGTCTGGTGTATTTGTTGACAACTTCTCAACTCTTCTTCCTCAGGATAGTGAGTTGGGTGTTAGAAATAGTGTTGACCTTAAGAAAGGTCTCTTGCGTCCATCACACTACACAACAGCTTTCAATCTGGAACTGGCAACAAACGCCATTACTGGTATTGGAACCACTACTCAGATAAATCAGGACTCCAGATTTGCTGAACTCCTTGGTAACAATATCAAGAGAAGAGGTCAACTGCTCACACTTGATTTCACAGACGCTGTTTGGTTACGTCAACCATATGCCACAAGAACTGAAAATGTCACTCCTTTCTTGATTAGAGAATGGGTTGGTAGTATGAAGCTTGAGCCTGAAACTGATGTTTGGGTTGAAACAAATGCACTTGAGCCAAGAGATGTGGAAATTGAAGGCACCTTTGATACAATGGCTTCATTCTTGGGGGCTGAAGTTACTACAGCAGCTGATGGAACAAGAACAGGTGTAAGTCCTGTAATCTGGGAGTCATGGGAGACCACTGGCGTCAACATTGATATTGATTTTGACTCAACTCAAACCACAGAGGTAGTTGGGGTTGAAGAGGTCAATCGCGAAAGAAGTCGCGTAACCACAACTAACATTGGTGGAAGAACCTTCAGAACTGACACATTTGACAATGTAACTAGAGCAACAGAAACACTTACCACTACTGATTTTGAAATCAGTGGAGGAACAGTTCTGGATCAGTCCAGAAGAGGAACAGTTAATAACCTCACTGAGTTTATAACCACTGAGTCACTGGGTGACAGAATTGTAAGTCGTGAAGTTATTCACTTCATGAGAGTTAGAAACATCGAAGTCACATCAACTTCACTCAAGCCATTTACTAGAATGTATTCATTCTTTGATGGTGTAGATGTGAACAGATTTACATCTCCAAAACTGATTGAGATTGAGATGACCTCAGGAACCTTTGTTGTTGGCGAAACAGTCCAAGGTAGAATGAATGATGATGGTATTGAATTGTTGGCTCTTGGCGCAAGTCCTAGAATAGATTTCAGAGTTGCTAATCCTAACCACAAGTATGGTCCTTACAATAATCCTTCTGACACATTTGATAGTAATCCTTACAATAGAAATCTCCCAGTTGAAACTCAGTATACTCAAACATCCTCTGTTCTCAACGTAGATACTTTCTCACTTTCTTCTGACGACTTCCCACAATTTGGTGGGTTCATTCAGACTGGGATGAGATTGATTGGTCAAACTAGTGGAGCTCAAGCAACAGTTACAAATGTAAGACTGATTACTGATAGGGTTGGAACACTCATTTGTTCTTTCCAGACTCCTGATGTTACCATCCCAGCTAATCCAGCCTTTGAGACTGGTAGAAATGTCTTTAGACTTACCAGTAGTGAGATCAACACACAGATTGCTGGTAACGTATCATCATCTGCTGAGACATCATTCTTCTCACAAGGTAATATTGATATCACTCAGGAAGTTACATTATCTGTAAGAAATACTCGTGTCAATACAGAAACTTTGACTGAAACAAGAACCCTCAACGCTGGAGATATTCAGAGTGATGGATTCACAGTCACAGATTCTGCACAAGACATTGCAACTACTGAAGATTTGGTTGGATCTACTACCTTCACTGTTCCACCACCAAGAGTTGACCCCTTGGCTCAAACCTTCTTGGTAACTGATGAAAC